ATCGCCAAGATGCAGGAGGCGTCGGTCGTGCAGACCCTCGCCCGTCGCGTCTCCGTCCCCGGCTACGGCCTCACCATCCCGGTGATCTCGGGCGAGCCGACGGCAGACTGGGTCGCTGAGACCGCCGAGAAGCCGGTCTCGCGGCACACGCTGAACAAGCTCGTGCTGACCCCGAAGAAGCTCGCCGTGATCGAGCCCTTCTCGGACGAGTTCCGCCGCGACCTGCCCGGCCTGTACGCCGAGCTCGCCCGCCGCCTGCCGAACGCACTCGCCCGGAAGTTCGACGCCGAGGCGCTCTACGGCAACCGGTCGCAGATCGGGTCGCTGTACGACGAGACGAAGGCCGCGTCCACCAACGCGGACACTGTCCAGCTCGACGGCACGGACACCTACGGCGACGTCCTCGCGGGCATCACCAAGGTGGCCGACAACGGCTACGACGCCAACGGGATCGCGATCACGCCGACCGGTGAGGCGCTGCTCATGGGCGCCACGACCACGGCCGGCTCGCCGCTGTTCATCCCCTCGGCGATGAACTCGCGCGGCGTCGGTTCGGTCTTCGGCCGTCCGGTCTTCCGCTCGCGCTTCGTCGGTGCGACCGGTCTGGACCTGGATGGGTCCGGCGTCGGTACCACCAACTTCACGTCGCTCGGCATCGTGGGTCAGTGGGACCAGGCCCTCTGGGGCACGGTCGAGGGCGTCAAGGTCTCGTTCTCGGACCAGGCCACGCTCAACGACGGCGGCACGCAGCTCAACCTCTGGCAGCGCAACATGTTCGCCGTCCGCGCGGAGATCGAGATTGGCTTCGTGGTCGCCGACCCGAAGGCGTTCGTTCTCTACCGCACGGCCGCTTCCTGACCTGACGGCTGACAGCAGAACACAGGAGGTGGGGCGGTCGTGCCTTACGCAACCGTTGAAGACGTGGCCGCACGGCTCGGCCGCCCCATCGCCACCGACTCCGAGATCGCCCAGGTGGAAGCCTGGCTCTCGGACGTCGAGCTCATCGTCCGGTCGAGGATCCCGAACCTCTCCGACCTTGTGACGGCGGGCAACCCGTCGCATCAGGTCGTCGTGATGGTCGAGTCGAACGCGGTCATCCGCAAGATCCAGAACCCTGACGGCAAGGCGTCGGAGCGGATCGACGACTACTACTACCAGCTCGACGCGAACGCAGCCCGCGGCGACCTGTTCCTGACGGACATCGAGTGGGACCTGCTCATGCCGGATACGGGTTCGGGCCGGTCGTTCACCATCACGCCCTATGGCCTGCCGGATCGGCGGGACTGCGGGACGTGGATCACGCCGACGACGTGGGTTCCTGACCCATGACGGCTGACGGCGCCACTCGAGCGGGGCGCGCCTTGGCCGCTCGTTACTTCGCCCAGACCGGCACGACGGTATCCATCGGGCGCGATACGGGCGCCCTGGATCCCGAGACGTTCGATCCGATCCTTACGCCCCTCTACTCCGGCCCTGGTCGCGTGCAGACCTACGAGCCCGTGCAGCGGGACGTCGAGGTCGGTGGCGGTCGGGCGGCGATCCAGCGGTATGCGGTGCACCTGCCGATCGAGTCGTACCGGCCCGAGGTCGGCGACGTCGTGACGGTGACCGCGTGCGCCCTGGACGCCAACCTCGTGGGCCGCGAGTTCACCGTGCGCGGCCTGCTCCACAAGTCCGCCGCCACCGCTTACCGGCTGGTGGTGGACGACGACAACGACTTCGGGGAGTAGCCATGTCGCGCACCGAACGCACCCGTCTCAAATGGACGTTCGGCAAGGGCTACAAGCTTGACCGCGACTGCCGGGACGACGGGTGCGACCACTACGAGTGCCACGGCTGGAAGCGCCCCGAGCGTCGCAAGGCTCGCCGCGACGCCAAGGCCGCACTTCGGCGCAACCCCGAGGAGGCGCGATGACTGACGAGCTCCTCCGTCTCGCCAACGACCTGGGCAAGATCCCGTCGAAGGCGCTCCCGAAGGTCGATGAGGTGCTCAAGAAGGGCGCCCAGAACATCGCCGACGGGCTGAACGAGAACCTGGCCGCGTCGACCCACTTCAAGGGTGCGGCCGGCTCGGTGAACTACGACCAGTCATACGGCATCGGTCGCGCGTCCTACGAGGTCGGCCCTGACAAGGGTCGCCGCGGTGGTGCGCTGGCGAACATCGCGTTCTTCGGCACCTCGCGCGGTGGCGGCACAGTCGACATCGACGGGCCGATCCGCGCTGAGGAAGCGGCGCTCCCGGAGTTTCTCGGCAAGGCGATCGAGGGGCTGCTGTGAGCGCGCAAGGACTGGCGTCGGGAGTGGGTGCGCTCCTGACGGCAGGCGGCCTCGTGTGGGTGTCGACGTCGGGCGATCCGGGCGGCACTGGCAACCGGGCTTACGACGGCGAGGCTCCGTCGACTGCGGCGCTTCCGTTCGTCGCGGTCCAGCAGTCGATCCCGAACGTCTGGTCGCGGTCGATGACGCGCACTCGTCAGGCTCACCGCTGCGTGATCCGCGCGACGGTCACGGGCAAGGCGTCGCAGCAGGTTCGTCAGGTCGCCCAAAAGGTGATCGACGCCCTCGACGGCAAGCGCCCGACGGCTGCCGGCTGGCTGACGTCGCCGGTCGAGCTGTTCAACACCCGACCGCTGGACGTTGACCGCGACGTCACTACATCGCACCCCGTCTACACGGTCCTCGAGTTCGAGTACACGGCTACCCCCGGAGGTGCCTGATGCCCCATCCCATGTGGGTCCGCGTGCGCGACCCCCAGACCAAGCACGAGTTCGACCGCCTGGAGACTGACCCGGCTGTTGTCTCGGGTCGCTTCGAGCGTGTGAAGCAGAAGGCATACCCGCCTGCTGCGGTTCCGCGTCCCCCGAAGCACTACAAGAAGCTCGCGGGCCTGTCGGCCTCGCGTGAGTCGGCTCCGAGCGAGCCGGAAACCACTGAGGCCACAGAGAAGGAGAAGCCTAATGGCTGACATCCCCAGCACCCCGAGCGACGGCTACGTTGCAACCTGGCTCGTCCCGTCGATCGCCGACCCCAAGGCACCGAAGCTCAGCGAGCTCAACGCCGGCACCGACGTGTCGTGCTACCTGACCCCGGACGGCTTCGCGCTGACCGTGGACCAGGCGACCATCACGGACGAGCGCCTGTGCTCGACGGAGTCCTTCGGGCAGCCGGGTCGCAAGACCTACAGCCTGACGCTCCAGGGCATCGACAACACCAACTCGGCCAACGAGGCGACGCACAACGAGCTGGTCGACACGCTGGTCGAGGGCACGAACATGTTCCTCGTTCGCCGCCGTGGCGTGCCGTTCGACGACGCCTTCGCTGCCGGCGACAAGGTGACGGTCATCCCGTTCAAGCCGGGTGTGAAGCAGGACGTGGCCCCCGAGGCGAACTCGGTGATCCGGTCCTCGTGGACCGGCTTCGTCTCCGGTTCCGTCCAGGTCGAGGTCGCGGTCGCCGCTGCCGGCTGACACAGACACCCCCGCCCAGCCTCCCCGGCTCTGGGCTGGGCGGGGGGCACCACCTAGAGCCGAGAGCCGAAGGAGCCATTGTGAGCAAGCTGGGAACCAAGCGGGGTCGTGACACGGTCGAGTTCTGGGCCGATCCGACGCAGCTTGCGGACTACGCCGCCGCCCTGTCCGAGCTGGCAGAGGTCACGGAGACCGAGAAGCGCGACCCTCGGATGAGCGGGTCGAAGCGACCTGCCGCCGAGAAGAAGGTGCGCGAGATCGCCAAGCGCGCCGAGGCCGACGTGATCGTGTTCACCATCGAAGCTCTCCCTCGTAAGCGGTGGGCAGAGCTCCAGGCGGAGCACCCCGCGCGCAAGGACAACGAGCTCGACGAGCAGTTCGGCGCCAACGCCGAGACGTTCGTCGATGCGGTCCTGTCCGAGCCCGGCGCGATCGTCTCCGTGGTGCGCAAGACCACCGGCGAGGCTGTCGATTTCACCGCCGCCGACTGGGCTGCCGAGTCCGCCGATATGTCGGCCGGTCAGTGGGAGCCTTTCGCGCGTTCGGTGCTGCTCCTGAATGAGAGCAACCCGTCGCCGGATTTCAAGTGGGCCGCCTCGCTCGGGACGAAGTCCTCCGCGGCCAAGTAGAGGCGGCTGAGCGCCTGGGTATTTCGCTCAGGCGCTTTTCCGGCTGGGAGCCGACGACGTTCTACGAGTACGACGATGCGGGCCGGCTGGTTTCTTCTCGGCCCGAAGTCGAGTGGGACGACACGGAGCAGGGCTGGATGATCGCCCTGGAGCGTTACCGGCACGAGCATCTGTGCCCTCTGTGCGGTGGACCCAAGGAGGTCTGCCAGGCGCCATATGGGAAGTACACGTACGCGGCTGGTGCGCCGATCCGCTGCAACGTCATGACGGCGATTAGGCAGGCGCAGCGTGCGGGCGGCGACCACAAGGACGCCGACGCGCTGATCTACCCCCCGGAGATCAAGCCGTGGGGCGCTCCGAGTTCACCTTCGTGAGCACGAGCACCTTGCGGTTTCCGGGGTTCTCTGTCTGGCCCGCGAGCGTGTAGCCGCGGGCGATGCCCCCTGCGACGACGTCCTCGAACGGCAGCGTTCGGGGCGTCGATTCGTAGGTCACGGAGTCGCCCCGGAACGTCTCGTCGAGGATCGACTCGGCGTTCTCGAGTGATCGGGCGCGGCCCTTCTCGTCCTTCGCCATCGAACCGATGGCAAGGAAGAAGGCCAGCGCACCGATCCCTACGAGTGCGCCGATGACGACTACCAGAAGCACGAAGACGGCCATGCCCCCAGTACACCACGGATTGCCGTAGATCGGGAGGGTGAAAATGGCCGACCGGTCTATCAAGATCAACCTCGACGCTAATGTCACGGGGTTGGTCAACGGCTTTAAGACGGCCCAGACCGCGGCCACTAACCTCAACAAGACGATCGCCCAGAATGGGCAAGCGGTTCAGGCGCTCACGACGGGCCTCGGCCTCGTCGGTGCGGCCGGTGCCGCAGGTGCCGCGCTGGCGATCAAGACGTACGCCTCGTTCGACAAGCAGATGTCGAACGTTAAGGCGACGGGTGCGGCAACGGCTTCCGAGTTGACCCGACTCCGCGAGGCTGCGGTCCAGGCTGGTGCGCAGACGGCGTTCTCCGCGTCCGAGGCTGCGGCTGGCATCGAGAACTTGCTCAAGGCGGGTGTCTCGGCACAGGACGTGCTCGGCGGCGGT